GTTCTCCGTAGCCCCTTATTTTTGTAAAGGGTGGGGGGTGTATTCCCTACGCATTGCGCAATATGCAATATTATTTTTGTTTCAAGAAATATTTTTTAAAAAATAATTTTTATTTTGTGTCGCATATAAAAACATATGCCCTATGCTTCGATTACCCTACCGTTTGCGTCAAAAGAATATCGTTTTGTTTTGCTTTTGTGTTCTTGGTTATGGTGTTCGTCGCATAGTAATTCTAAATTGTCAAACGACAACGCAATCGTCGGATCGTTTAGGTTCTCCGGCGTAATGTATTCTTTGTGGTGGACTATTGCCCCCGCGTGTATGTCTTCAAGTCTGCGCTTGCCTGCTGCAAACTCTTTCGCGCAACGTTCGCATTGTCCGCGTCGAAAGATATAATATGCCTTGCGTGTCTTCTTCCACGCCTGCGAATTGTAAAAGTCTTTTGCATATTCTTTCGCCATACCTAACCGCCCGATCCTTTCTTGGTCTTGTCGTTGATGATCCCCATATTACGACCGATAAGAAATTGATAGCGTCGGGAATATCGGTAAAACGTATCGCGTCCGCAATACGTTTCGCCGATCCTTTCCCACGTCGTACCGGAAATAATATTCTCGCGGATCTTCTCGACAATAATGTCGCGGACTTCTCCGGTTGCCCCGCCTAACTCAATATCGCGTTCCGCTGCTTCGATAGCCGCCCGCGCTTTCCGGTCGAAGTGTGTTTCCTTTCGCTTCAACTTCCCGCGTCTGCGTTTCTCGTCAAGACGGACAATAGATCTAATTATTCTTTTTTCGTCGTCGTCCATTCGATAACGTCCCAACTTAACTACTCCCCCAACTTAAAATGTTTCTTCTTGTGTGTCTGTGTATTTTGTCTTGATCCTAATATCTCCCGCCGCGTCAACGTCGAAAGTATAATTGTATTTGCCGGACTTAATAGCAATGCGCCCGAAGTGATGTTCGCTCGTTGCCTTAATTGCGCAAAGCACACATTGTAATTTTTCGGGGTCTTTCTCGAATACCCCGCGCGCCCATTCTCCGGCGGCTTCAAGTTTCATTTCGTGCGTTGCCTGCGCCTTTGCTTCCTCGCAAGTGCAATAACGGGTTGCAACAATATTCTTTGCGTCTTCGCCCTCTGCACCCGTCTGTCTTATCACGTCCAAAACTTCGTCTTCGTTTACCGTCTGCGTCTGTCCGCAAAATCTACACGCGCCGTATAAAATCTTTTCTTCGCTCATTGTGATTTATTCTCCTTTCGCTTTGTGTTGTTTGCATTTATCGCAAGGCGCAAAGTCTAACCCGTAGCCCTCGCACCCGTCGACCGTTCTTATTGCTTCTTCGCAATTTACAAGGTTGAAGCCCTCGGCGGGCGATAGATAAAAGCGGATCATTTCGCGGGCTTCTTCTGCGGAATAACAAACCGCCACTTTTGCGCCCTCGTCTTGTAACGCTTTCATAAAATCTTTTTGCGCTGCCGTCGGCTTATTCTTGCCGTACTTCATTTCGATATACAAGGCGTTGTAACCCTTGCGCGCCACGGGCAAGCATACGTCGGGAACTCCCGACTTTAAGCCCGCCGCTTTTAGGATCTGTCCGCCTGCGGTTGATCGCTTCCCCTCATTCGGGACGTGATAAAGCAATCTTAAAGGCGGGATAATGTCTTCGTACATTTTCGCCCAATTAAATAATTTGATCTGCTCGGTTGTTTCTCCGGCTCTTAAATTCTGCAATCTCAATTTCTGTTATTCCCCCTTTCAATCCCTAACCATTCGGGCGTATATATAAAAGCCGCCGTTGATTTCGTTTTGGTAAACTTTGGCGTCTACAAAACGGGCGTTTTTATATTTCTTCTTCAATTCGCTTTCAAGCAATGTATAGTCGCAAGCCATTTTACGGACTTTCGTTTTTCCAAACTTGCTATATGATCTTGTGATCGTCGGTTTCTTTAACCCTTTCGACGTCTTCCAACGCTTCTTACCTTTTGGGTCTTTCGTGATGTAGTGAACAAGTCCGGCGATATGTGTGTCGGGATCGGGCGCAAGTCGTTTTGTTTCTGTCCGGTCGCCGTGATACCATAATTGTTCTATCTCGTCGCGGTCAACGTCCCCGCTTAATATTGCGTGGTGGTGGCAGCGGACGCCCTTTTCTCCGTCTTCCCATTCCGTCACATAGATATATTTTATGTTTTCCTTTCCGGCTCTTTTTCTCCTGCGGTTGATCCGGCGAATAAAGTTGCCGAACTTCTTTTCGGCGTCGTCTATGCTTTCCGGTTCTTCTCCGGCTCTATATGTGAATGTTCCCCAAAGATCCCCCTTGCCAAAATTCGCGCTTGCAAGTTGGTTTAAATATCTGCGCGCCCTTTTGTCGTTTAAGTTCTTTTGGGCGGGTCTGCTTTCTCTGCCCCTTTTTGTCCTTGGCATATCGTGGCGAACGTTAAAGGTTGGGTAAATATCAACCTCGATCATTTTTCCGGCTTCCGTTGTGGTTGTTCGGTAGCCTGCCCCCTTGCCTTTCTTTGCGATCCTTTCCGCTTCTGCTTCTTCTAACTTCTCTATCTGTTCGTTATATGCTTCTTCATAGTCGTAATTGTCATAATATTTTTTTCTCACATTACCCCGCCTTTATGTCTAACATATTACGCAATATATATTATCTATAATTTATAAATATACATATTGCGTAATATATATTATTTACTAACATATTGTGTAATATTTACGGTATCTTAATACCCATTACAAGGTCGCCTTAATAGAACGCATTATATAAGAAGAAACTACGTTCCGTTGTTTGCGCCTGCTGCCTTGCGGTCTGATTGACCGTGTAAGTCATTACAAGCCGCCGCGAAGATCGGGGCGAAGTCGCCCGCGCTGCTATCTTCGGTTGAAACGTGTTTCTTCTTATTAAATGTCGGAAATTCCTTTTGACCGTTCAAAATATCCGAAGCCCACATTATGCCGTCAATATGCTTTATGCGTGTCATTCTCCCCCGATCCTTTCTTCATACTTTCAATTTAAGCCGTTTTGTTCGTCTATATAGCGCGACAATTCCTTTTCGCGCTTTACTATGTCGCGGGAATACTCCGAAGTTGTGATCCCCTGCGCCCAAAGTTCGGCGGCGCGACCGCCGCCCATATTGTAAGCCATTAAAACTTTATGGACTTCGTCGTCGCCGTAAGTGTCAAATAGTTTTCTTAATATGTAGCAACCGCCGCCGACGTTGTCCGCGGTGTCGTACATATCTACGAAGCCGTGATCCGCCAAATCTTCCAAATTACAATCGTTTATTTGCATATAGCCGCTATCTCCGGTTGAAGATCTCGCGTCTTTCGTGTACTCGGTTTCGTGTCCTATGATTGCCATAACGAAGCAATAAGAAATATTGTTCTTTGTCGCTATGTCAAAAACGATCCTTTGGTCTTCTTCGCTCATTGCTACCGGAAGAAGAACGAAAGCGGGTTCTTTTGGTGTGATTGTTTCTTCCTGCTGCAATGCGACCGGATCTTCGCCCGCTGCGTTTAGGTCTTCGGGCGTAACGGTTACTTCCTGCGTTTCTTCCTGCGGGATCTTCTCATATAGTGGCGCGCCGTAGGCGTCTTCTACAAGATCCGCCGTAATTACTTCATATATAAGGAAGAAAAGAAACACGGTAACGACGATAAGTACGGCAAAGACGCCCGTAGAATATAGCCGAACGCTATATCTTTTCGGACGTTTGCCCCTTTTTAACTTCTTCCGGTGTGCTTTTAGATTTCTTGATCGTCTATCAAACGGGCAAGTCATAGTCTTTTATTACCCCTTTCCCTATCTCAATAAACTTTTTCTTCATATCTTCCGGCAAGCGGGTATATGTTTCGTCGTAATAGATCGCCGCTATCAAATAACGCTTTGTTGCTTCGCGTTGATCTGCAAGTTGTTTTCTTAACAAGTCGTTCGACTTCATAAGTGCAACCGTGTTTTGTGTAAGTTCTTCCAACTTGGAAACGGCGTTCGCAAGCATAGATCCGGCGATTTCTTCCGCCCTGCGCTGCGCGTCATATTCCGTATATATTCTTACTTGTTCTTGTATCCTTTCTTTTACCGCCATATTGAAAGTTTCCCGCCTTTCTGCTAAAATATAGCCGTGGTTTATTCAAGAAGACCCGACGTTTTGGTTTCCCGCCTTGCGTCGGGTCTTCTTTTGTTTAATCTGAAAGAATGTGTATTCCCTCGACTTCGTCCGCGTCGCGGTTGATCTCGTCGATCGTTGCGTCTGCGGTTTCGTAGATAAGATCTTCAAGGGCTTTTTGCTGCGCGCGTGTGATCCTGCCGTGGTTTTTCATATCCTTAACGGACGCGATCGCGTAACCCGTCGCATAGTCCACGTCGCGGACGCTTCCTTGCTTCGCTATATTCTCAACGAAGCGAAGCCCCTTTTTGAAATTTCTTAAATTCCAACTTGATTTATACATATCTTCTTAACTCCCTTTGTGGTTTATTCTGCTTTGCGTTCTTCTTCCAACGCCTGCATTTTCATATTGTGGTTATATATATCCGTGTAGATCTGTTTTGCGTCTTCGCCCTCGTCCGGCGCATAATCGAAACGCCTAACGGTTGGATAAAACATTGTTTTGTCGTCGATATAGTAGTCCGCGTTGATCTTTCTTGTATCTCCGCCGTAAGCGGCTATAAGTTCCGGTAAGTTCTCGTTTACCGTGTCGAAGTAAAGACCGCGACTATTACAAAACGCGACGGCTTCTTTTAGATCTCGTCCGGTTCTGCAAGTAAAAAGAATTATTCTCGATCCCTTTTCTTTTTCTCGGATCAACATATCGAATAACGGTTCGTTCGCTTCTCCGATTTCGGGAAACGGTACGCCCTGCGACAATGTCCCGTCGAAGTCAACCGCAAAGATCTTATTTCCTGCCATATCCATAAATGCCCGCCCCCTTTCTCGTTTTATGCTTGATCGGGTCGGTCATTATTCCGATCGGAAGCGCGGGCAACTTGTGGATTGCTTCGCGCAAGTCTGCTTCGCTTGTTATGCCTAACTTTTTAAGTTCTGCTTCAAGCCGTGTTTTTTGGGTTACGCTTCCCGCTGCCGCGGTCATACTTCCCCGCCCTGCGCTGCTGCAAGGGCGTTTTGTTTGTTGTCTTCCTTGTAGATCTCAATATTTGATAAGATCCCCTTACGTGCCATTGCTGCGCATTGCGCCGCTTCAACGGCAAGGTTGATCGCGGTGTTATAAATATTCGTGTAAACCTCGCGTAACGTTTCCGGCTGCGCGTTCTGCTTTGTAAGTTCCCAAATACGCCCCGAAAGATATTCCATTGTTTCAAGTTCTGCGTGCGCTTCGTCGATTTCTTCGCGAAGAACGGCGAAAGACTCGTGATTGCTATTATTAAGCCCGAACTTTTCAAGTGCGCTTTCCAACTCTACGTCGGCAAGTCTTATTACTTCGTTTCTTATTACGTCCGCCATTTTATAACCCCTTTCCGGTTGCTCTCTGCTTGATGAAATAATTTTCTTTGTCTTTCTTTGTTAGGAAGACCGG